ATAAGTCATTTCTTAAAGACTGCGCAGATATAGAAATTGATGCAATTGAGACACAGGCCAATTTAATACTTATTGCTGTGAATAAAGAGAAAACGAAAAGGTGTTTAGATTAATGCCACGCCCAAGAAACGAAAAAATAATCACGTATGATATAAACGACAAACGAACAATCACATTCAAAGGAAAAGACATAGAAGCCGAAATCCCTGTAGAAATCGGAGACTCTGGAATGTGTTTCGCATCAAGGAGTTTTGCCAAAAGGAAGGCTATCATTCTTATATTACGTGACTAATTTTTTTTCGTTGAGATATTAAGGCAAACTATATATAGTATTAAGGCGTATAATATATTATACTAAGAGCAAAAGGAGCAACAATAAATGCACTTTAAAAATGCAACCACGGCAATCAACCAAGAACTAGGCAGAATCAAAGGAGTTCAACACAGAATTTACAACAAAAATAAGAATCCACAAGTAATGACCTGCCTCGAGTGGCGGAATTATACATTCAAACAGATGCTCAGGGACGGTGCGAGAATTCAGTACTGCGCCGAGCCTGAATTCTTTATAATTACTTGGCCGGGGCAAGAATCAATGAAAGTTACTCCTAACGACATCGAGGCTGAATGGAGAAGAGTGTATCTCAGGCAGAAACCTGAGCAGGCTGTAAGTGCCTGAGAATTTAGTTTTGTGTTGCTCAAAGAAATAAGTGGAGATGAAAACAAATGAGAATATCAAAACAACCAAGAAAAGCAATAAATTCAAGAATCGCCCGAAGAAAACTCAGCAGAGAAACTTTGATTGACCTGAAAATGGATTTTGCGATTGCTCAGGCAAACAGAAGAGGATGGTAAATAATGACCTCCACACAACGTCTTAACCAGAAGCGTAAGACTGCTAAGAAGAATGGACAGAAAGTGAAGTGTAGGAGGGTTTGAACATGTCTAGTAGAAAAGGAACAGTAGTAACTGGCTGTACTGGATATATGTGTAATCCTCCTTTCTTTGGGGACTACGTCACCAGGACGTGTACAGAATTTAGGAAAAACACAAAATTCACAAAGATCCGATCCAGAGGGGTGGTTTAACTGATTCCTTTTATCCTCGTTTCAACTCGCGAAGGACATAATGTCCTGTCATTCACAGATCCAATCAAAGCGGATATGTACTGTGAGAAGATGGCTAGACTGAAAATCGAGTATGTGATGGAAGTGTTTTGATGAAAGCAAAATACCTTCTAATCATTAGAAACGTTCCTCTGTTATTTATTAAGCAGAAAAAAGGAAAACTAAAAGTGAAGGTGGTCTAAACATGATAACAGTAACCATCTATAACTCTCTCTCTGAATGCACAGCTCAAACAGGCTGCAAAGATTGTATAGGTACAGTATATCATAATATGTGTTGGTACCCAGGGAAACGAATTCATGAGGAGGGATATTAATGTCTGACCTCCTTCACTCCTCGATTATCCTAGGCAATCTCTACATTCATAAACTCCCCTCCGGCCTAGAATTCCTCCTAAGTCGTGAAGATGCTCTGTCTTGTATGGCTCTTGGGTGGTCAGGAATACGAGTGGCTACAGTTGGAGATGAGTGTTTTATTCAAGAGAGGATGAATTGGATCGAATATCTTGACGAAGGGCAGGGATGTTAAAATGAATGAAAACAAAATTCAAGATCTAAAAAATGCTGTATATGTCCTGAAAGATCTAACAGATGTTCCTGACATTCCGTTTTGGGGGCATTTTTTCACAGAGTTGTTTGATACATTAAAAACAGATATATCCACTACATTAAACGAAAACTATGTTAATAAAGAAGACTATAATAAACAATTGAATTTAATTTTTTCAGAATTTAAAAGAGGAGTCATGGAAGATATCCAAAAAGATGCCATCATTCGGGGGAATGTGATGACAATGCTAAACGGGGAGTTGGATAATCGGAGATACGTAGATAAAGATGAATGTTTACGTCTTGAAAGTATGCTGTCATCGTTGAAAGAAGACGTACATAACAATATTCCAAAACAGATGGATTCAATTGTACAACAATGCGTCGTTAGCACCAACAAAGAAAGATATATTGTTAATCCGATGGCTTTGGGGATATTTGCATCCCTTTCAGTGGCGTTAATGTCTAGCTTGATTTCGGTGTATCTATATTCTTTAGGTATTGAAGGCGGTACTTACTTCCTGCTTCCAATATTCGTAGGGGTAGTAACAACTATATTTTTAATTAACGAATACATAAAAAAAGAAGGGAAATATGGTAAACGACGAGGAACTAAACAATAACGTTGCTAGTGCAGAAGTATCGGTATCATCTGACGGTAATATTGGAATAAAAGTTAGAGATACTAAAGGCGGAAAAATAGCATTCGTTATAATTACTACAGTTATAACTTTAATATATATTTTCACTAGACTAAATCCTTCTTATTTTTATGCTGTGTTGTCATATTTAATATCTATTATTGTATTCGGTGCTCTTTGGTTTCTTGGTTGTGAAAATATAATTTTGGAAAATGATAACCGTGAGGATATTGATTGTATTATGAAAAACTCTTGAAAAACGACTCGATAATATCAATTTTTAATTCCTTTCAAGAACCCCGGCTCAATCCCATTCTCATACATCTCATGAATAACAACAGTCAAATTATAAGCTATAATCTTAGCCAATAACTCATTAACCTGTGCAGTCTCATTTTTAGACCTCGGAGTCTCCCCAAACTTCCTCTTTATAGCTGCATTCGTAGACTCAACATTATTTCTCTTACTATAATGCTCTTGAAATTCATCTCTATTAAGCTGGAAGTAATGATACATCTTTGCCCACATTACAGACCCTCTTTGTTTTCCAGTTACATTCTTCTTGAAGGGAATATAGGGCATTCCTCCTACACTGCCTACTAATTCTAGATTTTTCTTTGAAGAATAAGCTAAATCAGCCGCTACTTCCTTAATTGTAAAACCTTCAGCAGTTTGTTTAATCAGTGGGCTAAACTGTGGTGAATCCCCCCCGTTCCCGTCTGTGATAGTAACAGCAGCTACAATATTGGTTTTTACACCTACACACATATGAGCCTTTAACCATTTGTGTTCTTTATTACGGCCGTATTTCTCGCCTTCGTATGCACTAAAGGAAGTCGTTCTAAATCCAGTAGAATCCACAGCAAAATAAGTTTCGATCCCTGCAACAGGTAACGCAGACAAGAATACTAATTTATGAAGAATTGGCGTAATTTCAGGTTTGTTAAAGAAGTTTGATGGAATATTGAAACTCGGGGCGCGTTCTATTTGTCCTTTCTCGGTTGCGTTCTGAAAGAGGCTATGTGCACGGCGACTTGACAATTGAGAATATACTTTTTGAATTGAACAGAAAAGAGTATCATGGATTGAGTGTCTTGGGCGACCCATATGCTGTTCAGGTTCAGGAATTGCCTGTACTAAGTCTTTTAATAGCTCATCAAATAGCTTTACTTCGGCTTTCTGAGCTTCATTATAGGCGTTCCAAGCTTGTTTATAGGTTAAGTGTATCTTCTCGGTTACAACGCCTTGTGGAGTATCTTTCTCGACCTCTAAGTAGTATCTGGTGGCTAAGATATGCTTGCATTTCCCACCACGATTTTTAAAGTCGGGGCATGTACAGGTCATTCCAGATGGTGTTTCTTTAACTTCGTAATATCCATGACCAGATTGAGACTTGACTTTATATTGATGATCATTAACTTTCTTGACGTTATCTGATTGACTAGCAATTGCTTTACCACGAGCTTCTCTGGTACTAATTGTAGTTGCAACCATTAATTTATCCCGCCTGTAAAAAAAGGAAATTTAGTTAGCTCTCCGAAGATAACGAGCATCTATCAATTCAAGTGCCCCATCACCTTCAAAAATGACTGCAACTTCATTGAATCTGTTGCGGATTTCTTGTACAATGCCTATCCATTTTTGGTTTTTGTATTTTACTTTTTGACCGATTTTGATTTCGCTGATTCTCATTTGTTTCACCTAGTATTATGTTTCTCTAGTACATAATATGCGGTAAAACTATTAATAGTTTGCGGTAAAATAATTATTAATTAGTCTCTTAAAACAAGAACTATCACCCTTTTTCCTTCAAACTCTCTTCCGGTATAAGCTTTTCCTCCTTGAGTTACCACGGTGGGAATTTCGGCTTCAATCTCGCTGCGTAAAAATGTTAGGAGTCCTTTGTCATCTGGTTTATATCGAGTAATTTCATTTTTTCTTGGTCGTGACATGTAATCAACTCTTGTTGAGATTAAAAGATCAAACTATTTATTATTTGCGGTAAAACGGTTTTGTATATTTCCGATAGCTCGATAAACAAAAACTGGGAAAACCAAAAAACATGTATGAAGCGGCTTGATGCGAATACTTAAAAGACGGATAAAGTATAAATATTTGGATAGCATAGTAGATATCACTGTGAATTATCTTTATTGATACTTTACAGTAAGTATATATCCGACTCCCCGGAATTGAACCGGGCTCCGCGTAGGTTGACAGCCAACGGAGTACCATGAAAGCCGGGATTTTAGATACTAGCGCCGCCGGCGTGATTCGAACACGCGTTTCCTGCCGAGGAGAACCGATCTTAAGTCGATCGCTTTAGGCCACTGAGCCACGGCGGCACATTGAATCATATAAATAATCTATTTTTGTTATTTTATCTATATGGATTGTTGCTTTCTTGTTTTGAACTATTAGTGTCAGTTGTTGTCATAGATTCATAATCAAAGTAAGTGTGCGCACTCTCGAACATAGAACTATTATTGTTAGAAGCTATAGAAGTTGCGCCTTCGTTATTCGCCATGTCTTTTTTAATTAGATCCTCAAAATGGTTATCCTCAATATATTTCATAAGAACCGTGATAATTTTTGCTTTTGGATTATTCTTATTGAGTTCATAATACTGTATTTTTCCCGCCTTATCTGATTTTTGAATTATACCCTCGTCTAACAACTTGTGAATATAACTATTGACAGTCATCTTTGAGAGTTTTGTTGCTCTAATAATGTCTGCAATATACAACATTCCCTTACTTTCTTCAGCAAACACTTCTAAGATTTTAACTTGAGGGCATTCTCCAAAAATTTCTGATAGAGCGGTCATGTAATATCATCTGTCGTCTTTAATAAATACTTCATTGACTGAATATTATACTTAATATTATTTAAATGTATCTAACATCCAGAACTTTCTCTAAGCGTTGGTATAATAATTAGCCCAACATACAGATTGCCTTTTTGCATACCCACCCATTTAAAAATATTACTTCAATAATATAAAAGATATAAAATAAGATCACGTCGAGAAGTGACTTATAAAATAAACTTATTATTGGCAATGGTTTTACAATTAAATTCTCGTTACTCCCTCAATTCCCAACATTTTAAGAAGTCCCGACTTTTTGTGCAACATCAATACTTTTTGTGCAAAAGAGAGATTTTGTGCAAAGCCCAAATATACGATACGTTTTTATTTTTTAAACACATATATTTACTCAGATATTTCGAATTTATTTCGAATTTGTGAGTTTTAATGGCAACCAACAAAATCATAAAATACAACCTAGAAAAAAGAGCAGTGGACCTCAAAGGGCAAGGAAATACCTTTGACGAAATCGCTGCGATTCTTTCGGATGAATCGAAAAATAACATATCTTCTTCTTCGGTATTTCGGTTTTTCGAATCTCATGAAATCGCGGTAGCCCAAGCTATCTCTAAAAACGACAAGCTAAAAGCAAGGGTAGCGGATATTGAAATTAACACCGTAAATAAACGATACGATCTGGTTGATAAATTAATTGACTTATCAGAACGTGCAGCCGATGCGGGAGAGTTTAACGCTGCACAGGCCGCTCTTAGGGGAGCAAACGATGTATATAAAGGGCTGGATGACAGAATTTTTAAGTTAAACCCTCCAAAACAAACAACCGAGGTTAACATTGTTACTATTCAGGAGCAAGTAAATGCAGCTAGAGCAGATGTCTCAAGCCGAATTGATAGCATTACTGTCAGACTCAGAGAAAGAGGAGTTTTACAACAGTCTGACTGAACAACAATTACTGGACCTTCCATATAATTGGGACTTTTGGGCGAGACCTGCGCAAAAAATCCCCCTCGGCAAATGGTTCTGTTGGCTACTTAGGTCAGGTCGAGGATTTGGGAAAACATTAACCGGGGCACATACCGTTATCAAATGGGCAGAAGATGGATATTCCCCCATAGCTCTTGTAGGGCAAACTGTAGCTGATGTTAGAGACACAATGATAGAAGTTGGTGACAGTTCTATTTTAAAAGTCGCTCCCCCACATTTTAAACCTGTTTATGAACCATCTAAAAGACGGTTGACTTTTCCAAACGGGGTAACCTGTGTTACATATTCTGGAGATAAGCCAGATCAGCTTAGAGGTCAAAACAATGCTAAAGCTTGGGTAGACGAGTTAGCAAAATTTCAAAAGGCTGAAGAGACCTGGATGAATCTTGAAATGACTCTGAGAAAGGGGGACAATCCACAAGTAATTTGTACGACTACCCCCAGACCGCTTAAAATTATTAGAGAACTTGTTGCAGATAAAAGAACTTTTGAAACGAGAGGCAACACTCTTGAAAACTCTTCTAACTTAAACCCTATTTTTTTAGAGCGAATGATAACAAAATATCAGGGAACTCGCTTAGGACGACAAGAATTAAACGGTGAAATACTAGACGACAACCCCGAAGCTCTTTGGAAACGTTCTGACATTGATGATTATAGAGTCAGTGACGTTCCTCAGTTATCCTTGGTAGTGGTCGGGGTAGATCCAGCAGTAACTTCCAAAGAAGGCTCTGATGATACGGGCATTGTTGTTGCAGGAAAAGGAATAGATAATCATGGATACATACTAGGTGATTACACGATCCATGATACTCCACAGAAATGGGCAGACGCGGCGGTTACTGCATATAATAAACATCAAGCTAATAAAATAATAGGGGAAACAAACAACGGTGGAGATCTTGTAGAACTTAATATAAAAATGGTAGCACCTTCTGTTCGGTTTGAAGATGTCCACGCATCAAGGGGAAAAGCTACTAGAGCAGAACCTATAAGTTCTCTATATGAACAGGGGAGAGTTCATCATTTTGGTTTGTTCCCAGAGCTTGAAGATCAGATGTGTGAGTGGGTCCCCGGGGCTGAAAAATCACCGGATAGAGTTGATGCTTTAGTATGGGCGTTAACTGCATTAGATTTAGTTATTCCATTTGGAAAGGCTGCAAAGTCTCCAGTTCCACAACATAAAAATAGAGATTATAATAGATGGGAAACTTCAAGTGTACCACAATTTTAATTAGATTATTTTAATATAATCCAATAATTTATACAACTCGATTCATAACCTTTAAATTTTAGCTCTTTATCTGTGGTATATATCAACGGCTCTTTAATTTTTTCATCGTTCACTACAAGATATTTCCCATTGAATAAACATGTATTTGGTTTAGGTTCGGTCATACATTTTCCTCAAGAATTCCATCTTTCTAACTATACAAGCGACCCACTAGGAATATAGTGGGCGTTCTCTAGATTCTCGGAGACTCGTTATACAAACTCCTCAAACTTCTTTTTCCACATATCCACAAATTCATCAGAAATCTTTATCTCTCCTAATATTTTTCCATTTTCTACTCTCATATTAGTCAATTTCCCAATCTGCAAATCATCTGGTCGCTTTTCAGGCACGTCTCCTAAATATATTACTCATGTCATCGTGTAACATTTTTGACAATCGGATGTCTGATATATGGGGAATAGTTTCTTGTTTATATGGGTCACAGTCGTCATCCACAAGTTCATATGTAACTTTCCATTTTTGGATTCGGTATTCTAGTTTATTCTGAAAAACTTCATTTACATTTGAAACTCTGGCGTTACCTGGGCTAGAAAACTCATATTGTGTATAATAGGACCGGTTATATGCCCCTTCGTTTTCTCCAGTTTTGTTATTTATTATTTTATAAATAAACGATTCAGTCATTTAAGTAATGCCTCCCTCAACCCTTCCGTGTTATACCCCATTGATTCTAGCCGCGATTTTAATTTTTTAATAGATCCTTCATGATCTGAATAATCAAAGTCCTTTAATTCCTCAATCAAGACCGACATATTAAGAGGCTTAGGCTCTCCTTTTGCCCCGTTTAATTCTTTTAGTGCTCTGTAAGCTTTTGCATCCTCCAATACCCCCCTTAATACTTTCTCCCAAGAATCACCCTTCTTTCCACAGTCTCTTAATTCGTTCCTTAATTCCTTTGTACATGGTATAGAAGTTTCAGACATATTATGTAATAACGTGCTCATACTATAATAACATTTTCATAACTTAATATATTTAAAATGTATAAAATATTATATATTACCTGTAACAATATTAAATTACATATGACTACTGATACTGTCACAACTCGTGTACCTCGTGACACCAAAAAACTGATTAAAAAACTAAGCTCAGAGCAAGGCAAGCCGGAAAGCGAAATAATAGCTCAACAGTTTGCTAAACCACCAGATAATCAAAAAATTGGCCCGTTAAAAATAGGAATGAAACAGGAGCAGGGCACAATTTACATATCAAGCGCGACAGGGAATATTTATAAAAGCCCAAGAATTACAATTTCTACAATTAGGGAAATGCTCCAAAATCCCTATATCGTGTCCAAATTAGAAAAGCGATCTATCACTTACTTTCCTGAGAGAGTCCAAATTGAGGTATATGACCCAAAACAGAATCTAGCACCTGATGAAACCAAGATCCTTCAGAACATGTGTGAAGCTGAGGACGTGCGGTTATCTGACAAGGTGATTCAGGGAGATCATAACGCTTATGCATATGGGCTAGGAGTATATAATCCAGTTTGGGTCCGAAAGGGAGGAAGGATTTACCTTCAAAAATTAAGGCATCTACCCGCATGGTCATTTGATACGAGACCCACTGAGACAACCTCCACAGAAACCTGGTCATACCTATTACAAGGAATTATTTTAGGCGCAGACGGGACACCTGAATATTGGCAACGTAAGAATTCAACGACTACAGACACTGAACAAATCACAAATGTGATGATTGTTAAAGATCCTAAAGATGAATCTTTAGCAGGTGACTCTGATCTTATACCTCTCGTTTCTACTATTGAAATGATTAAGTTTGTTCTCAACACTGAGATGCAAGTAATCAATAGAGCAGGTGTCCCGACCTTCACAATCAAAATAACTAATCCGCAGCCCGCAAGTGAAGCAAATGATTTTGTTTCTGACGTGGATTTTGCCAATATGATTATCAAAAACGCTTCCAAAGATAATGTATACCAGATTCGCGAGAATATGGAAGTTTTCCCCATCCCATTCGATCCAAAGAAAGACAACTTAGATACGGAGGCAGTATTAAAAGCTATTATTGATGACTATTTTTCCATTTCAAATCAGATCTCCAAAGACGGGACCTTAATAGGCGGCTCTGCTATTCCAGAATTTCAACTTTTAATGCAAGCCATAAAAGGCCGCCATAACTGGCTTCTTGCTCCTTTTGAATCGACGCTTAATCAGTATTTTATATTGAATAACTATCCTGAAGGCTGGACTGTAAAACTCACTATTCCACTTTGGGAAGAAGATAAAACTAAACAAAAACTACAAGAAGCAGACCTAGGAGCAAAATATAAACTGATTGACGGAGACGACTTTAGAAGTCTATTGCCTGACGTTGAACCCGCCGACGACAAAAAATGGAATAAAATATTCGATTTTTGGAAAAGAGTTCAGGACGCGGGAATTACTCAACCGGCTCAATTTACGAGGCACTCTCATCAATTTACTGAGGAAGGGGAAGGAGATCCTTTAGACCCTTTAGCGGAGGAACTTTCTGGAAAATTAGGGGATGAAATTGACAAACTGGCAGATGAGATTTATAAGGCGGTGGTAATGTGAGTGGTAATTACAATATACATAACCAATTTGGAAAATTGATTTACTCGAACGTGTGTTTAGATAGAGTAACGAAGGAAGATAGTGGTTACATCCTATTCGAACGCGATAGATATGGGCACAGTGTATCGATTGGATACATCCCTCTAAATTGGGCTATTATACAATCTAGTTTTTTCAACGCGGTGGAATAAATGGCAGAGGAAACATTCATTTTCTACAGACAACAGTATAAGTATGAAGTCAATGGAGACGCATATGGAAATGAGAAAACGATAGAATTGCCAATTTTTAAAAGAGCCGTCGAGCAAGGGGGTATAGTTCTTGAAGTTGGCAACGTTCTTAAAAGGTACTATCCCGAACTTAAACACGTTGCTTTAGATAAATCCTGTGAGGGCAAAGGCATTATTAACAAAGACGTTTTTGAATTCAAACCCAAAAAGAAATATGACCTCGTTGTTGCGGTCTCCACGGTCTTAGATCCAGAGTTACTGCTTCCAACAATTGAGAGTATGAAACTCCTCGGAAAGCGAGTTTTTATTTCAGTACCGCTTGGATATGATCCTATACTAGACGCTGAAATCAAGAAAATCACCTCTGGAAAACTCATAATAATGAAGAGATATTCTAGGGAAAATCGATGGATAGAAAGCCGTAATTTTGGACCAAAAATGAGATATGGTTATCCGTTTGAAAATGGGAACTGGATGTTATTTATAGAATTTTGTGGGGACGTATGATTGAAAACATTTTTACAGTGGAGAGTATACAAGATCCCATAAACGATTATACCACACAAGAATACCAAAATGATGTATTCATATACATAATCATAGTGTCCGTTATGATTACGGTGGTTATAGGGATACTATGGCTCACGGTGTTCTTATGATACCTGATTTTGATCATGAAGAGTATGATCCTGATAATAATACTCCTGAAGAACTGCTTGCTGTCCTTATAGTAGCAATCCCATCATTTGAGACGGCACGGATTGAACTAATTGTAGAGGGTGCCTCGAAGAATTACTTGAAAGGCACAAAAATCGCATATGATAGATTAGGAGAAAAGTTTGTTTCATCTGAAGTCAAAGACGATGTTTATAATTTTTTAAAAATATATAAGAAACAAATCAATGAAGGGTATACAATAATCCAGGGGGAGAAAGTTTACTGGCTCCGAGATCGAACTCTTACCGAAAGACAAAAGATTTTTGATATTATCTCATCTGGAGTTACTGAAGGTAAGAGCCCTGATAAAGTAAAAACTGAGTTTCAAAAGTATTTTAGTATGCAAAAGACCCAAGCTGAAAGGATAGCTCGAACTGAAACGGCATATGTTCAGGAGAGAGGAATTTATGACAGGTATGTTAAGTTTGGAGTTAAAAAAGTTAAATGGTTGTTAGGTTCAAACCCATGCGAGATATGTACTCAATACGGGGGAAAGATTTTTGATATTGATGATTTACCGTATCAAATACCGGTTCATCCATCTTGCACTTGTACCATTGTGCCGGTGTTAGACTGAAGCAAATCTAAATCTACTTTTCCATAGTTTTCTTCGTACCATTTAACAGTCTGTAATAACCTCTCCACTATTTTTCCATACGATTCTTTCTTTTTCCCATAATCCCCTAATTCATCATGTACCGCGATTGATACCTCTATATGAGTGGTGTCTTTCGGTTTCACAGCGTTAACTTTCATCATATTTTATACATATACTTCATTGTATATAAATTTAATTAAATTAAAACTGCGTTCTTTTTTTGACACCTGTTTACGTGAACACGTTTTTACTGACATTTGCTTTAATTAAATTATTCACAAAGTTTTATATTAATGTACTTCCTTAATATTATTCTAATAAAGTATCATTATAAAATTACACAATCTTAGGGCGTGCCATGACAGAAAACGAAACACATTTATACTGTTCAACAACCCCCTTATATTTTTCTCAAAATAATCACGATGCCATAATTCAGACCTTAGATCGACATTTAGGTTACGATGAAAACTGGTTTCCTATTTTCTTTCCACATGGAGTTTATGAAAGAGCCATTGACACCGTGAATGATGCAAAGATCATCTTTTCAGGGGGGGGACATCCAGATTATGACCTGTATGAACTCAACCCTGAGCAGGCCGTGAGGGATGTAGGGGGGAGATTTGCAGGGTATCTAACAGATGCAAGAATAGATATGACCGGGCACCCTACCGCGTGCGCTACACTTGTTCTTGACCCGGACCCGGACATTGAACAGCTAATATCGGAGGGAAAATTGTCAGTAAGCCCCTCCCTTGGATTGACACGAGATGAAGCTGGAAACATCATAAAAGTAGTTTTTCAAAACTTACTGATTTTTCCCGAAACTGTAAGTGGCCCATCCGTCCCTGGTGATCCCGGAACTAAAATTCTAAACACTAAACCAAACCCGCACAATGATGACCATCCAATTAATCCAACTCAATTTTCAGGTAAAACCATGACTGAACCAATCGAAAAGCCGATAATTGACCCGGCTGTTACAGCACAGCTTACTGAAATTACTCAGCAGTTCTCTCTTTTCAAACAGGAGTTAACGGCACAGAAACAGGAAGCTGAAGGACTGAAAGCACAACTTGCAGCAAAAGACGACGAACTCAAAACCGAGAAAGAAGCTTTTGCTCAGTTCACCAAAAAGCTGGAAGAAGACAAAGCCAAAGCAAAGGAAGCTGAGTTCCAGGGATTAATTCATGACCCACTGTTCCCAGAAGGACTCCTGAAGGCTGAGAACGCTGAGGAACTACTCCGAACTGAATTCAATACATCTCCTGCACAGTTCACAAGAAGAATTCTTACAGTATATGCAACGCAGGGTAAACTTCTCGGGGAGAAAGGTCAGGAACAGGGACATCAGTTCTCGCAGCAGAAATCTGATTCTAGGTGGGACTCTGACGAGGGTAAGTTGCTCCTCTCAAAGTTTTCAAAGTTTGGGATTACCCGTGACAGGATGGTGACTCAGTAATGACAGCTGCCGCCGCAAATAGAGACGCAAAGTGGATGCCAGGCGAATTAATCACCGTTGGAGTTGCTGCAAGCACCACGATTTACAAAAATACACTCGTTGGCTATACAGCCGATGGGTATCTTGCACCTAAAGACGCTTCTGGTAATGTTTTTGCAGGAGTGGCCGCTGAAGGAGCCGTCGGGGGGGATGCAAGCGGGAATGTTGTCTGCAAAGTATATAGAAAAGGAACCTTTGAGTTTGTCTTTTCTGGTGCAGCTATCACTGTAAACGGTGACGAATTATACGTAGTGGATGATCAAACCGTTGCAGCTACAGGAGACCATAAAGTAGGGAGAGCATGTGGTTTTCCCGGGACCGGCATCCAACGTATTGACATCGGGGGGTATTGCTAATGGGTACTTTATTTTCAAGCGATTTCCCAAATATGATAGGGGAAGCTCTCAGCGTTGTATTCAAGGATGAGTATACAAGACCAGTTGATAATTCTTGGTTGCAGCTATGTACTGAGATGAATTCAACGAAGGCAAGTGAAAAATACGGTTTTCTTGGTGCTAATCCGTCCATGAGAGAATTCAAAGACGAGAGACAACCTTCTGGATTTCAGGAAAACGCCTTTACAATTGCAAACAAAAAGTATGAAAGTACCATTTCAATTAACAAAGACGCGATTGACGACGACCAGTATGGTCAGATAGCTCTTCAGGTTAGAAGGCTTGCGGAAACAGTAAGATCATACAAAGAAGAGTGTGCATATACTGTCTTCACAAACGGTGATTCCAGCGCATACGGACTTTGTTATGATGGCAATGAGTATTTTGACACTGCCCACAAAGAAGGAACTTACTACACCACAAACCAAAGTAACCTCGGAACCGATGTACTATCTCAGACAAGTCTCTCCGCTGCACGAACCAAAATGATGGGCTTTAGGGATGATAGAGGTAACAAACTTAGGATTGTCCCAGATACTTTGATAGTTCCCCCCGAACTTGAAGACACGGCAATTCAGCTTACAATGTCTGCCACTGTCGATGCAAGCGGGAACATAAACGTGAACAAAGGCAGGTACAAGATACTCGTAACTCCATTCTTCCCAGATACAGACTCTTGGATTCTCGCAAGAACATCAAGGACAATGAGGCCTCTGATCTACCAGAACAGAGAGGATGCTGTTTTTCAGGCACTCGAAGGCGAATCTGAAACGGGTTTCATGAGAGATGAATGGATGTACGGTGTCAAGACCCGTTTTGCGTTTGGTTATGGAGACTGGCGTAACGCATACCTTAGCAGACCGTGAGGTTAACAAATGCCTGCTTTTATCCAAGCTTCTGATGGTACAGTATGGGACGCTGAAATTCAACCGAATCCCGACGTTCGCGGTAATGAAAGCCGAAATTCCTTTAAGTGGAACTGTTACCATTCAAGGCTTGGGCAGTTTTTTCAGAAACAGATCAAAGACGCAATATTAAGAGCTATAAACGCAGTTCACTCAAGAAATGAATATTCTTTTGACGGTGAATTTTCAGAGCTTCAAAAAGCTTTATACGAGTCAATAGGAAGCCGTATAACCGAAGATCCCGACCGTAAGCAACCATTTATGTTCAAGATTGCTGATATTCTCGTCTATTACGCTAAGGATGAATGCGCTATCAAGAGCCTTCAAAAGAATAAGTTATTTCAGAAATCTGTAGAGTATGCGTATAAAGGTATTCTAAAATATGATTCTGAAGCATTCGTCTATGATGATATCAGACTTCAGAAAATTTCAACTTATCTAAATAAAAACATTTCTGCTTTATGGGATGATAATCTTACTTTTCAGAGAGTTGTAAATATCATAGTCTTTCTCATGAAAGAAGACATTTATTATCGCCCACGTTTTATTCAAATACTTCAGGATCTCCAGAAGGACAACCGTTATCCCGACGGGTCTGAGGTTTCACTCGTTTTTGCGGGACTATGCGAGGTTGTAAAAGACTTTGAGCTTACAGATGCTGAGTTGGCAAACATTGAGAGGTGGCACTAATGGCTATTACCTTAGATCCTGATTGGATATCTGATATGTCACTGGATACCTATTCAGTTGCATCCGTAGACGGGACAATCACACCAGAACGATTTGCTCGATATCTCACAATTATATCCAATCCTGATTATGGCAGGCTTGCACTAGACAATCTCTTAGAATCCGATGGTTCTCTTAAATCTGGCGCAGAACCTCTTGCAGCTCTCCTTATTTGTGATTTAATACAGATTGGCCCTGTTACAGACCTCGGAATAAAAAGTGAAGACTTTGGAGGAGCATATTCCTACACAAAGTCAGAAACTGCCGCCGCTTCTACAAAATCAGCTTTCCTGCAAAAATATGAAGCAACTCTTGAAAAATCACCTTCGAGAAGAGGAAAGCTTGCAAGT